AAGCTAAGATCAGACCTAGCAACAGGACATTACGCAGTATTCACAAATCCAAAAGGAACATTTAGGCTCATATCTAATGAGGTTAGTTGGTCAGCAGACCGCATATCCAACTACGGCATTAGTTTTTCTTGTATTGAGGTAATTTAATGGCTACTAGGCAGGGTTTAGATAGTTCTATCGTAAATCGTCTAGGCGCAGATGAACAAGCCTTATTCTTTGCAGTCAAAGCAGAGTTTGATACTGATGATATTCTTGTATGGTCAGGTATAGATGATCTTGTTATTGGTTCAGATACATACACTGGTGCAGGTTCATTGCTGTCCATAAGCAATGTAGAAGAAAATACAGAACTGAAATCTAATGGTCTTACTATTGGCATATCAGGAATGGATAATACTGTTGTTAATTACGCACTTACAGAAAACTATCAAAACAGACCTATAACTTTATTTTTAGGATATGTTATGGGCGGTACAAATGAGGTAGCAGGAACGCTTACTTTGTTTAAAGGAAGAATGACTAGCCTTGTTATAAATGATACTCCTGATGGTTCAACAGTTTCAATAGATGCAGAAAATAGACTGGTAGACTTAGACAGACCATCAAATCTTAGATACACAAAAGAATCACAAAATTTTTTGCATTCAGGTGATACAGGTTTCAACAGAGTTGCTTCACTTCAAGATAAACAAATTGCATGGGGCAAAACATCAGCTACAGCAGGTGGTGGCGCAGGTGGTGGCGGTGATAATGGAAGAGGTCGTGATGAACATAGTCATGTGCAAAAAGAATAATGAAAAAACTACCTAATTGGGAACCAATGTTTCATGACTTTGTTAAACACAATAATTATCCTTTTGTATGGGGTCGCAATGATTGTTGTAAATTTAGCAATGCCGTTATAAAACAAATTACAGGTGAAGATTTAATTCCTCAAAAATTGGATTGGCATGACGAACAAAGCGCTATGAAAGCCATAGCATCTTATGGTGGTGATTTAGAAACAAGCATAGAAAAAGCCTGTGATGCAAAAGATGTAGGTGAGATTGATAAAGCCTTTATGACTTGTGGTGATCTTGTTGTCTATGAGCAAAGTCACGGTTCTTATTTGGTTGGCATGTGCAATGGTTTTGGAATATTAACACCTACAGATGATGGTATAGGTGTAGTTGATTGTGATTTAGCCCATAGAGTATGGAGATTTGATTAATGGCTAAACAAATAAAAGCAGCAATAGTTTCAGCAGTTTTTGCATTTGCAATGGCAGCAACATTTGGTGTGTCGGCTATAGCAACAAGTGGTTGGTTGGCTTCCTTTGGTGCAGCCACGCAAATAGCTATTGTTACATTTGGCACGACCCTTGTATCTAGTCTTATTGGTAAAATGACATCAAAGGGTATAAATGCTTCAGCAGGTAATTTTGGAACAAAATTTGCAACAAGAGCGCCACTTGCACCACGACAAATAGTTTACGGTCAATGTCGTGTAGGTGGAACTATTGTGCATATGGAAACAACAGGAACAGATAATTATTTATTACATATGGTTGTTGCTATTGCAGGACACGAAATAGAAGAACTCACAACCCTAAGATTAAATGATATTGATTGTACAACTACAACATCTACAATTAGTGGCTCAACTGTTCATACAGTTACTAACGCAGACTTTACTAACACAGAAAATGACACAAATTTTGGTAGTGGCAGACTGGTTCGTTTTTCGTTTGAGGATGGCAGTCAGACAGCAGCTAATGGTTTTATGAATGCACAACTTACAAGCATGGGAAACACAGACAAATTTTTAGGTGTTGCATATGTATATATACAAATGGCATTTGATTCTGAAAAATTTGGTGGTGGTATACCTGCAACATCATTTAAGGTTAAAGGAAAAAATGTTTATGACCCAAGAACAAGCGCAAATGCTACAACGGACTTACAAAGATCAAATCCTGCTTTAATTATTAGAGATTATTTAACAGATACACAATATGGAATAAAAGCCAACGCATCAGAAATAAATGATACTACCAATGCAGGTGGCTTTGCTTCTGCAGCTAACACTTGTGATCAACAGGTAACACTTGCTGATGGCTCTACACAAGAAAGAAGATACACAGCAAATGGTTTTACTAATTTTAGTGCTAATGGTAATGGTGTTCTAGAATCTGTTCTTAGCTCAATGGCAGGCAAGATGTCATATGTTAATGGTCAATTCACAGTTTTTGCAGGCGCATCGCAAACTCCAAGTCTTACGATTACAGATAATGAATTGCTTGCACCTATACAAGTAGCAACTAACTCAACTTCAGGAGATTTATTTAATTCAATAAAACCAGTGTATGTAGATGCTGGTTTAGATTTTATATCTACTGATGCTGAGGTTTATCAAGACTCTACATTTTTAAATGCAGATACACCAAGTGGAGAAAGCACAGCTAATTATGTAAAACAAATGGAAGTACAGCTACCTTTTACTGTTACAGATACAATGGCACAAAGATTAGGTCGCATAGCCCTAAAAAGCCAAAGACAAACTACAACTTTATCAGCACTAGTGAGTTTACAGTTTATGCGATGTCAGCCTAATGATTGGGTATATCTTACAAATGAAAGACTAAATTATTCACAAAAAGTTTTTGAAGTTGTTTCAACCAACATGGAAGTCATGCAGGATGGTGAAGTTCCTGTTTTAGCAACACGGCTTGCTTTAAAAGAAATAGAATCATCTGTATTTAACTTTGCAACCAACGATTACACCACAGGTCAAGCAGAAGGCTCTGATGTGTCAACAGGTAATTACAGTGTAACTGCACCAACAAACCTTTCTCTATCACAGCAGAACGCCATTGACGGTACAACCAGTAAGGTAGACATACTGGTAAACTGGACGAACAACGCTAGTGATAAAGTTACGCTTACGGAGATTACATATAAGTTAAGCACGGATAGCAATTACACATCAGACTTTACGGCAGGCAAGGGTGTAACAAAGGCATCTATTCCTAATGTGGTAGTGGGTAGCACTTACAATGTAAAGATTAGACATATAGATGTTAATGGTGTAGCTAGTGCTTATACTAGTGCAGTTAATATCACAATTGCTGCAGCTTCTACTGCACCATCAACACCTTCAAACCTATCAGCATCAGCAAGTAAAGGTCAAATACTCGTATCTTGGACTAACCCTAACAATACTGATTTAAGAGCAGTAAAGGTATACAGGAAAACATCAAATAGCACACCAACTGATGATACAAACTTAGTAGATACCCTTGCAGGTGAGCCTAACGCAGTAACAACAACAGTCTTTGGTGATCAAGATGGTCTTACAGCAGGAACAACTTACTATTTTTGGGTAAGAGCAATCAATCATTCAGGACAGCACTCAAGTTTTAGCAGTTCAGTAAATGGTAACTTTGCTGCAGCAGGTGTAGCAGACGGCTCTATAACAACACTAAAACTTGCAGCAGAAGCCGTAACAAATGCCAAGATAGCAGTTGCAGCTATACAGGGTGATGTGATTGCAGCAGGTGCGATTGTTGAAGCCAAGCTAGGAACGGATGCAGTTACTACTGCAAAAATAGCAGATGATGCAGTAACTAATGCACTTATAGCAACAGATGCAGTTAATCAAGACTCTATTGCTGCAAATGCAGTCACAGCTACACAGATAGTTGCAGGAACTATAACTGCAAGTGAAATAGCGTCAAACGCTATAACAACAGCTAAAATAAATGCAGGCGCAGTAAATACAGACAAGCTAGCAGCTAATGCAGTTACGGCTGCAAAAATAACCGCTAACACAATTACTGCATCAGAGATTGCAGCAAACGCCATAACGGCAACAGAGATAGCATCAAATGCAGTTACTACAGACAAACTAAATGCAAATGCTGTAACAGCAGCAAAGATAACAGCAGGAACTATCACAGCAACAGAGATAGCAAGTAACACTATTACTGGGGATGAGATAAATGTGGGTCTTTTAAATGTTGAGCATTTTGGTAATGTTTCTGCAGATATTAAAAGTCATTTAACTACATCTACCTTTGTACCATTAGAAGTTTTTGGTAGTGTGTTTCAGAGGGGTAGTACAAACTTCACCACGCAAACACAAACTACAGGCACTTACTTATCTTTATCAATTGGCAGTGTAAGAAACAATGCAAAATATAGAGCCATATGGACAGGTGTTTATGGCGATTGCACCAATGGTGTTCTTGAGTACAGTGTAGATAATTCTACATTTGTACAGGCTGCAGGCGGTATTCAAAGTGTTACTTTTGCGACAGGCACTTTTAGAACTTATATTTTTGTTTATAACGGAACGATAACAGGTCTAGCTTCTAACGCATCAACTGTTTATTGGAGGGTTCGTTGGATAACAAAACTTAGATCAACCTATCAATCTCTTTATGTTTTTATTGACAATACGCAATGACAGATTTTACTACTTATAAAACATCTACAGGCATCATCACAAGTTGTGGTAGCACTAATGTACCATTAGACAAAATTGCAACAGAAAGTGACGAATCAGTTATTGGGGGAATCTATGAAGCAGAAACCTACAAAATAATAGATGGCTCTGCAGTCTTGCAAACAATTGATTGGAAAATCGGATTGCGGTTTGAAAGAAATACCTTGCTCGCAGAATCAGATTGGACACAGACAGCCGACAGCCCATTATCAAATAGCAAGAAAGCAGAATGGGTCACATACAGGCAGGCACTTAGAGATTTACCAAGTAGCTACACGGATGATGATGAGTATTCTGATGTAGTTTTTCCAACACCACCATCATAGGAGTAGATTATGCAACAAGACGGAAGATTTAGCGGAGACATGGATAGAAACGAAGTAGAGATGGATTTGCAAAAGTTCATGGCTATGATAGAGGAGATCGGTCAACTTAAAGATAAGATTAGAGAACTAGAAGATGCCACCAATGTAAATCCTTGGCAGAAAGTCATACATCTAGCAAGGGCAGTGGACTCATGGCGCATATTCCCTAGAATATTTGTAGTGGTCTACATCTACCTTATGTATGAATCAGTCATATGGTTCATGAACCTACCTGAACCCAACCTTGAACAATCAGCATTGGTATCTGTAGTAGTGGGTGCTATGGGTGTAGTGTTCGGTGTTTACTCAGGCAAGTCAGGACAAAGCAAAGGATTCAAGGGTGAAGAAGATAAGTAAAAATTCACATGGATGCCTTTACATTAATTGAAGATGTAGGGTTGCCTATAGCTAGTGGCTTGGTTATGGGCTACTTTATATTCCTTATCATGCAACAGATGATGAACGGCTTGGTCAATAAGATTAAGACCGTAGAGGGCATTGCAAAGATGCTTATTACTAGGGCATCAATAATGAATAACGACATGATACGAATTGATACAAGCGTTTCTAGTGCCTTAAATTTGCCACCTGACCTAGATCGTATAGCAAGGGCAGAAAACTTCGTAGAGGACGGCAAGATAGATGCTAGGCGTGATTAATGGATATAGTCGCACTAATAGATAAGTTTGGTTTCACGACAGTCATGGTCGTTGGCTTGGGCTATTTTGTGTATTATGTGTGGATAACTATTACCAAAACCATTGACCCTGCTGTAGCAGAGATGCAAAAGACTATTATAAGGTTAACTGATCAATTAAGGCTCTTAGATCAAGATATGATACGATTACAACAAAAGGTTAATACAGTTCTTGAGTTAGATGAAAAGAAGATTGACAAAACAAGAGAGAAAACAAGAAGAAGCAATAAAGGCTAAAATTGCTGTATGGGCTTTTTTAATGGGTTGGATTATATTTCTTGGGATTATGACCAGCGCTCTTTCTGCAGATGAAATGGTACATCAATTTAAGAGTCCAAGTTTCTCAGGTGTTGGAACATCAAGCCATTATCTCACTATAGAGAACCAACAGTTCAACAGAAAACAGGCTATAGCTGATGAAATAAAAGCCTATCAAGATGATCTAGAACGAGAGAAAAACAACACAACACTAGCAAGGTTTATAAGAAACCTTGAAAGCAGAATTTATGCACAACTTAGCAGGCAACTTGTAGACAATCTTTTTGGCGAAACGCCAAGTGAGTCAGGCGTGCTTGAACTGGAAGGCAACACAATAGAATACAATGTAGACGGAGACTTTATAACTCTTGTTATTACGGATAGCGATGGAAACACAACTGAAATCACTTTGCCTATTGGGAATTTTGCTTTCTAGCTGTACCAATTGGTCAATATTAAATAA